TAGTGTTTCGATCCATTTCCATTCCTAATTATTTTCTCCACATCTTCAGTTAACTTCTCAGTTCTTTTTTTTAAAAATTCTATGTTAACTGCATTGTTTCTCATACTTTTAATTTCTGACTCTACATCCTCCAATAAACCACTAACGTGTTCTACAATCATAAAAAGCTCTGCTTCTCCGGCTGATTGACCCAACTCACCTCTTGGATATTTAATTCTAAACTCTGAGTTTTGATCTAGATCCTTTTGCATCAACTCTATCTTTGTGCTGTGCTGGTTGAGCTTTTCGTGAATACCGAAATAAGCCCATGTGCCGATTGCGATAATCGTGATCAAACTAGCAACCGTCTTCATCGGCATCTGTACTGAAGCTGATTCCGATATTTTTAAGGCCATAAATTACCTATTGAATCTTGACACGATCCAGTTCCAAATAGCTTTTATTTTAGCCCAAATTTTTTTAATCATGTTTTTTCTCCTCAATTTCGTAGAAAAACTTATCAGTGTCCTCTGTCTTCCACTTACTAGTATTTTCTACATTCCACTCAGATGTCTGCACCTTCCAATCTGGGATATTATCTTTCACTGTAAATGAAGGTATGTCCCAAATACATCTATTGTTAGGTTGTGCTGCATAGTTCCCATCATCGAGGGCTATGATGTGAGCACATTTATGCTCGTGCGGTATCTCTGAATGATCCGTATCTAAGATATTAGGCTCTGGATGAGCAAAGTCAACCGTAAATAAGTATTTACCAGGGTGCCATTTTTTATCTTTCCCTATGTATTTACCAGCTTGTCCTTCTAAAATGTCAAAAGAATGAACAGAAGGATAGTAAGAAAAACAATTCCAAAGCTGTAACTCATCCAATCTTCGTTTAGGTACATCTTTAACCTTAAATCCACGTTGAATAAAAGCCGTAATAGGTAACCTATAAAAGATTGCACCGTTTTCCATAATTGCGTGAAAAAGAATAGACTTGCCCGTAATACAACTAAGACCAAAGATAATACAATCTTCAACTTCACCATGATGACTCTTAAGATCATATAAATACTCTCTCCTTATTTGTGCGTACTCTACTGGAATGTTTGCATTTAAATAGGCCATAGTTAATCATATATGTCACCCCAAGTCTCACCTGACTCGAAGTCTACTTTGTTAGGAACTTCTAATGTAACAGCATTTTCCATAATCTCAATTATCTTTTTTGCATGTTTATCTGACTCAACAGATAAATCTAATTCATCATGAATTTGTATGTGTGCTATTATACCTTCTTTGTAAAGTTCTAACATTGCTTTTTTTGTCATATCTGCTGCTGACCCTTGTATTAATTTATTCAAAGCTTTATATGTGTAAGCTCTTCTAATCCCTGGTCCGTGTTCCCTCAACGCATCTTCATGTGACAAGGCTTTGTGCATACCAAACTGATTCGGTTCCCATAAATGAAATCGGCATAATCGACCAAGAAGGGTACGTATTTGACCACGTTCTTGGGCTCGATTAGAGGCCGAATTCATTAATTGTTTAACGAAAGGTACTCTCGCATGGTATTGGTCAAACAATTCTGCTGCTTTCTCTTTTGAAACTCCTAACTCTGCTTGTAGTTTGGCTTTACCCATCCCATAAAATAATCCTAGATTTATTACTTTAGCTTGAGATCTAGGTATTTTTGCAAGGTCAGCCACAGTTTGATGGAAGTCTGTTGATGAATCATTTTCATAAGAGTCAACAACAGCACCTACCGTTGGAAAATTGTGTAAAGTTGCGTAATGAACAACTAATCTAGGTTCTTGTTGTGAGTAATCAAAACATCCCCATGTGCAATTCTTTTCTGGTAAAAATAAAGAACGAATCATAGGTCCGAGATCCTTGTTTCTTGCAGGAAGCTGTTGAAGATTAGGATTATTATAACTAAATCTGCCTGTAACGGTTCCACCTAAGTCAGATCTTATTTGATTAATCTCTGCATGTATTCTTTCCTTATGTTGATATTTAATAATTGTATCAATAAAAGTTGTGTGTGCCTTGTTTATCTCTCTCGCTTTTGCTATCATCTTAACCACAGGATGTTTATGTTCTTGTAAGAAATTTTTAGTAAAGGAAGGTGACTTTGTTTTTACAGTTCTATCATAATCTAAACCAAGTTTATCAAAAACTTTGGCGATCGATCGTGCAGCCCATATTTGAGGTTCTATTGTACTTTCTTTTTTTATGTTTTGGAGTAGTTGTTCTTCTTGTGATACTAGTTGCTTTTTTAATTGATGAGCTCTTTCTACGTCCACTCGAACACCTAAGAAACGCATATCAACGAGACAAGGAAAAAGATCTGTCTCTAAATTAAATATAGACTCGATATCTTGATGAACTATTTCTTTTTTAAAGATTTGCCAAAGTTCTAAAGTTAACTCTGCATCTTTCTCTGCGTAAGATCCAACCTCCATTGCAGGTAGTTGCCAAAGATCTGCCTTTGGATCTAATCCTCTTGATTTAGCAGCCTCAACCAAAGCAGCCTCTGATTTACCAAAACCTAAATAATCCCACGATAAACTATTTAAATCATATTTAAATCTATTTTCATCGATAAGAGACGCAGCGATCATTGTATCTACAATTAAACCATTAACTTTAAAACCCATTGATCTAATCCAACAAACATCATACATCGCATTGTGAAATATTTTTGTAGAGTCAGAGGATAAAATATCTTTAAACCATTCTAATGTTTTCTTTCTATCCATGTTAGGACCAGATCCATGAGCAATGGGAAAATAAAATTTTCTACCAGGGACAGCTACAGCTATACCTACAACCTCACCATTGCCTATTACAGATCCACTGCCTCTAGTTTTTAAGTCGGGATCTCTAGTTTCTAAGTCAATGGCAACTTCATCGTACGATCTTAGATCGGGGTATTCATCAGGTTCAATCCATTCTGTTTGTGCTTCAAACTTTGGTATAATCATTTTTTCCTTTTTAATCTTGCGATTTCTAAATCACAATAATGTTTTACTTTTTCTAAATCTTGTTCTTTTCCTTTTTCTAAATATCTTATTATGTATTTGATACACACCCCTTGAAAGAAAGATAAATTATTTTTTGAAATAAAATCATACGGCTGAATAGCATAACCTTTATAGTGTCGACCACCAACTTGTTTATCATGTGCTCTTCTATTAAAATCTTTAAATATATCTGAATGTGTCATAATTGATAACCATGCCTTTCTATTTTTGCTCTCATCAAGTATAAATTCTTTTTGCTACGTGTGACTCCAACGTACCAAACTCTGTGTTCTTCATCTCTTTTTTTAATACTTTTTAACACAGCTTCTCTTATTTTTCTAGCGTTATCTAAAACTAAAATTACATTCATGGATTCACCACCTTTAGCAGCATGAATCGTAGAAACTTTTACTCTTGGATCTTCATTTAATTTTTCTTTATTAGATAGTAGTAATCTGATATAATTCTTGTCTTCAAAATTAGCTTTGTCGAAAGCCTCAAACCAAGGTATTTCTTTTGACCAATCATCTTTTTCTAATGAAGTGTAGTCTTGAATGTCTGCTATCTGCGTATCTTGTAGATCTTCACCTTCGGTATATTTAGTATAGTGAATGGCTGCTTTGTATAATTTTACTATGATTCCTTTGACATATTTGTTCTCAAAATAGATACCTTTCTCCTTCAAAATTTTGGCTATTTGCATAGATTTTGCAATGGTTCTAGTCAAAATAAGCCAATGATGCTTACCTAAATCTAAGCTGTCTAAATTATTAATTGTCATACAAGATCCATCTTCCTCTCTAGCATGATAAATTTTGTCTGCTCTTAAACCTTGAATACGACTCACTATGATATTAGAAACATCTTGAATTCTTTTAGGGACTCTTCTTGATTTCTTTAATACTATTTCTGTGGCAGGTTCTTGAATAAATCTATCTACATCTGCCCCTGCCCAAGCATAAATGGCTTGATCATCATCTCCTGCTAAATAAACATCCTCTGCATTTGATTTTAATATATCATACATCATCCATTGTATTGGAGACAGATCTTGTGCCTCATCTATAAAGACAACTTTAAATTTAGGGCATAGTTCTTTTCTTTGAATAAATTGATGAATCATATCTGTATAATCAATAAGCGTATTTTTCTTTTTATACTCAATATAATTAGCTGCTATGTGTTTTAATGTATTGGGAACAATATTTTTATCATATTCTCCTGTACAATATTCATCCCATACCTCAATATTTTTTTCTCTAGCTTTGGTAATGATTTGAAAATATTCGTTATCACAAGTTAAATAAGGTGATGAGTCTATATCTCGTTTTGCCTTAACACTAATACTTAATATTTTTCCAAGATCATCGTAATGATAGTCTTGCATAACGTTGTCTTCACTTAAACCAAGAGTTCTAAATGCTAAAGAGTGTAGAGTTTGAAAGTATTTTAAATCTTTCTTCTTATGAAAATGTGGATTCTTTTCTAATATTCTTTCTTTAGCTGTGTTAGCTGCTTTTCTTGTAAAAGCAAAGTATCCTATTTCTGTAATGGGTGTCCCTGATCGTACATATGCTAGAGCTCTTCTAATAAGTTTTTCTGTTTTTCCCGTGCCCGGTGGTCCATAAAACTTTTTTATCACATCACCTCACTCTTGTTTTTCATAGGTAAAATTTCTACCTCTTCTTCTAGTCTCTCAAAGAAAGTCATTGGTATCTTTACACATCTTGTAGGATTATTAGATCTTTTGTCTTTTTCTTTTTTAGGATAACGTTTTTGATGACCTAGTTCTGCTTTAAATTCTTCAATCAACATTCTGCCTGTCCGTTCTATTTTCATTTTCCATTCTTTGTTTTTTAAATAATTAAAAAATACTTCCATAGTAAAATATGCAAAGCCATCTTCTATTAAAACTGAACCACTCTTGAATGAAGCATCACTTACTGCAGGGACACCATAGATATGATCCTCTAAATATTTTTTCAATAGTTCTTTTGGTGAAGTACCTGGTGGAGGGGGTTGCACAGTCTCTGATTGTTTTAAGGTATCTAATATAGTTTGAAACTCATCTCCTTTGATACGTGGAGGTGCTATTGGAGTATGTGAAGCTATTAACCTTCTACACTTTTCCATGTCCATAAGATAGTTAACATCCCTTGCAACAACTTGTTTACTACGTTCTCCTTCTTCTTTGTCATTATAGTGAACTGTAAATCTAAATTCAGGTTCAGGTTGATAATCTATTCTAATTAAAGCTGATAACTGTGGAAATTTTTTAACTTTATCTGACATGTAACCATGTTTTCTTTTAGCACATTCTGATTTAATACAATAATTTCTTATAGGATCTTCTTCACATGTATGACCTGCAGTGGGTTTTTTCCAAGACTTAATTTTTTCTTCTACTTTTTTATCACCCCATACATTGTCATAAAGTAAATATTCTCGAGCTGCATCTAATACTTTTTTATCCCAAGTGTCAGGATATTTCTTTTTAGCAAAGACCATATAATTATATAAAAAACGATCTCTTTCATCCTCCATTTTATTTTTTTGATTATATATTTGAGACATTTTTTGTAAGCAAGGTGGACCATCTGTAAATTCTTCAGCACCACCCACCAATATCTTTTTCATATGACTATCACCAAAGTCATTCAGTTCTTGTTCAGTTTTAGTATTAGCTTCTACAACTTGTATATATTGATCAAAAGTAAATTCTTGACCGTTTAAATTTAAAGCAACTCTTTCTTTTTTTCCATAGTAAGGGAGATTAATAAAATTACCATTCGTATAAGTTCCATCGGGCCCTGTTCCTAGTTCCGTTTGCTTTGGATAAATTTCTGTTGTTGGTTTAAGATCTAATGTAAATAATAATTTATCTAAAAAATTTCTAATAAAACTAGCTTTTACTTTTTCTTTTGTATGCACATACAAATGTAGACCACCACTTTTTGATCTAACAGGAATTAAAGGAAGATTGTTTTCGCTTATCTTTTGCAAGTATTTTTGTGGACTAAAACTATGATAAGCTTTTGAATCAACATCGATAGCACCAAAACTAACCATACCATCATCATCACATGGTTGAATACCGATTGATTTAACACCATTTAAATGATCCATATAATCTGAATCTTTAATTGGTTTACCTGACCATCCGTGATCAGCTTTTAATTTACCTGTAGTGGGATCTTTGGAGGCACCTTTAATTTTAGCGTAACCATAATCACGCATTAATCCATTGAATATGTGAACAAACTTTTTTTCCATGCGAATTTTAAACAGGGTAGCTTCAGTCTCCCGTTACTACCCCGTTACCTAGGATACTAGTAGTGTCCCTCGTTTGAACTTACTTGTTCTTCACCATGTTTTACTTGGACGTCTCCTTTAGAAACGCTACCAGCAAATGTTTTTGCTTGCTGATAAAGTGCTACATCGTCAAGAATACCCATCTTAGATACTTCCCAACCAAACCAAGTTCCCTTGTCATTTGATTGTGGTATCGTTCTTAAAAGGTATTTATGACTATAAGGTGCAGGAGTGTAGAGACCATTTTTACCTGGTAACTTCATTCCATGTATAACACTATTCCATTTTCTACTCGTTTTTAACTGTGTAGATTTCATGGCTATGAGGGCTGTTGATGGACTATCTCCAGCAACAATCACAAAATGTTGCGCAGTTTTTTCAATATAATTACCATTGGGCAATCTATCTTTAAAATCTGCTCCTCTAGTCGTTTTAGTCATGATGTCTGAAGAACCAGGATAGATATTTACAGGTGCTCCTGAACCATCTTTACCTCTGTCTCTCCATTCAACATATTCTAATTTATAGTGACAAGGAATAACATGTATTCCTTTTTCACCATCAAAGAGTTCGTTCGTCACTGAATTGAATATCATTCCAGGTTGAGCGCCCTCTACATACTTGCCGTCTCTCTTGTTTACTTCTGGAGATAACTGACCAAGTATCTTAAGAAAAGGTAATGCAAGATCATCAGGTGTGATGTTCTCCATACCTTTGCCTGCATCAGCTTCGAAATCAATCGTAGCTAATGCACCTGCTTTAGGTTTTTTTACTAGTTGCTCTTTGCTCATTGTTCTTATTTCCTTGTTATTTTAGTTCTGTTTCCTGCGAACACGTTAAATAAGTCCGTAGGCATCTCTTGTCCAGCTTCAAGACGCTCACGGACTAATGCTTTAAGTGTCATTGGTTCAACCTTTAGTTTCTGGACAGGTTGATACCCTTGACCTTGTGCAAGGTTAGCATAAGCCATAGCCTTGTTATCTTCGTTACGACCGAAGGAAACAGTAATCTCATTTTTAATAAGATCACCTAGGTCATTTTTACGAAGCCAGTTAAATGCTTCTTCCTTCTTTTTAGATGGAATAGAAGCACCGTAGACGGGTTTAACTTCCACTGAAGATCCGTCTGCTAATTTTAAAGTTGATAGATTCATTTCATGCATCATTGTTGGTATGACTTCACCTGAAATAATATCTACATCTTTCTTTAACTTTTTTAGCTCTTCTTCTTTAGCAGCTACAAGATCCTCCATATCTTTAAGTTTAAGCACTTGTTCAGATAAAGATTTTGCATCGTTAACTTTTGTTAACGAGTCTTGTTTGTCTGCTTCAAAATTTATATTCATATGTTCTCCTTTCTAATGCTAAATATAATACTATAAAATCCTATGTCAAGTTTAATCTTCAATAGCCCCCTTCTCGTATAAGTTGACTTTTATTGGGTAGTAAGTTTTTTCTTGTCTATCCCACTTTAAAAAACTAAATTTTCCCCCTGTAATCTCTGCCACAATTGAGCATGAAATGCCAATTATGGCAGGATCACCTGTTAAAAGTAAATAATCGTTAGGGGAAAAATCTTTTAACAGTTTCCTTAATTTGAATATCAAAGGTCCTGGAGACATTATAATTTGTGAGTTTTCAGGTAGTAAAGTTCTAAGTTCACCAAATTTAGATGCACCTATAATATTGTATTTAGGAGCGCCTATTTTGGTTCCCGGTAATTCTTGTAATATATAAACCACAGATTTAGGGTTTTTCATGTCTGAATAATTCATACTATCTTTCATTGACAAAGGTATAGAGATTATTGTATAAAAAGTCAAATAGAAAGAAGAGATGAAATATAAGTTTAAAACGAAGCCTTATAAGCATCAGATTGATGCTCTTGAAAGGTCACATAATAAAAAAGTTTATGCCTATTTTATGGAAATGGGTACAGGTAAATCAAAGGTATTAATTGATAATATTGCTATGCTTTACGATGCAGGTAAGATTAATGCTGCTCTGATTATAGCTCCAAAAGGTGTTTATAAAAATTGGTATGATTCTGAGCTACCCACTCATCTAGCTGATCATGTTGAACATACTACTGTTTTATGGAAAGCAACTATATCTAAAAAACAAGATACCTTGTTAAAGAGTTTATTTAAACCAGGCGAAGATCTACGTATACTAATTATGAATGTAGAGGCTTTGTCTACTGATAAGGGCGTAGAGTTTGCACATAAGTTTGTCTATGCCAATAGTTGTATGATGGCCGTTGATGAATCAACGACAATTAAAAATCCTGATGCAAAGAGAACTAAGAATATAGTTACATTAGGTGAACAAGCTAAATACAAAAGAATATTAACAGGATCTCCTGTAACCAAATCACCTTTAGATTTATTTAAACAATGTGAGTTTTTAGATCCAACCTTATTAGACTATTCTTCTTATTATGCTTTTAGAACAAGGTACGCAAAACTTAAAACAGCAAACTTTGGTGGTCGTTCTTTTCAACTTGTTGTTGGTTATAAAAACCTAGATGAATTAGCAGAAAAACTTAAACCTTTCTCTTCACGTATATTAAAAGAAGAATGTTTAGATCTTCCGCCATACACACATATGAAAAGAATTATACAATTATCCACAGAACAACAAAAATTGTACAATCAAATGAAGAAAGAAGCTATGGCTATTTTGAATGGCAAACAAATGACTACAGCCACTGCGTTAGTGCAGCTTATGAGATTACAACAAATTACTTGCGGTCATTTTAAAGCTGATGATGGCACAATCAAACAAATTAAAAATAATAGAATTTCTGAGTTAATGAATGTGTTAGATGAGGTAGAAGGTAAGGTTGTAATATGGGCACATTGGAGGAACGATATAGAAACAATAGTAAAACATATTAAAAAAGAATATGGGGATAATTCTTATGTTACTTATTTTGGTGAAACCTCAACTGATGACAGACAGAACGCTATAAAACAAATCCAAGATCCAAATAGCCCTGTAAGATTTATTATAGGTACACCACAAACGGGTGGTTATGGTATCACTCTTACGGGTGCATCAACTATGATTTATTATTCTAATGGTTATGATTTAGAAAAAAGAACACAATCAGAGGCTAGAATTAATCGTATTGGTCAAAAGAGAAAGATGACCTATATTGATATTATTGCAGAAGACACAGTGGATGAAAGAATTGTAAAAGCTTTGCGTAAAAAAATTAATATCGCTTCACAAATTATGGGTGAAGAATTGAAAGATTGGATTTAATTTATAAATAAATTAAATAAACCGACTAAAGTTAATATTGTAGTGAACGCACCACCAATAATCCAATAGATTACAGTGTCTGTTTTTCTTTCTAATTTACTTAAATCTTGATGTAAATGATCTATTTGTTTTTTGAACCCTGTTACATATCCGTAGAGAGATACTAAGTGTTCACCGGTTGTTTTTGGTGGTTTTCCGTTTGGCATTAAAAACTCCCTGAGTATCCTGTTGGATCTTGAGAATAAGACTCCATGCTTGATGCTCCGTCAAATGTTCCACCGCTATCACCACCTGTCAAAGCAACTTCATCTACAAAAGGTTGACTTGTTTGAATTGTTTGTGGCATACCTACTTCAACATCACCCGAAGCTCTTGATCCAAAAATCTTATTTAAGCCAAAAGGTAATTGTCCTTGATCCGCGAATCTTTGTGCTTGCATAACTAAACCAACGGGAGGTGCAATTAGGGACATGATACCTGCGAGAAATGCACTAGGTGGTTTTTGACCTACAGCAAGGTTAGGTGTTTGAGTAATACCATTTATTCCACTATTATCACCACCTTGTTGTTCTTGTTGTTGTTTTAAAAATAATAAATATTGAGCGTATGTCATTATCTTCTAATCCCTAATAAAGTTCCTAAATTATTACCACTCTTAGCTAGTTCAGTCAAAGAAATAGGTTTTGTAGTTTGAGCTATGACTGATGAATCAGGCTGTGTCGTAAGACCAGGAGGTGGAGGTAAATTAACTGTCTTTACTGCAGAAGTGGGTCTTGTATCCTCTATGTCTCTTAATATGCTCACTGAAGGAAATAAAATTGCATTTATTCTTGAGTCTAATTCATCTCTAGCTGTCGTTAAATCAACTTGAGATATTTGATCTCTTAAATCATTCATAGCTTCAATAGCTTGAGATATTTCAAAATCTACTTTAGCAGCTTGAAGTGGATCTTCAATTTCTAATCGTCCTACTAACTCCTCAAAAGTTTTTTCACTAAAGCCTGGAACTTTGTATACACCATCTATTAATTGTTCAACCTCACTTTTATTTTTTAAACGAGCTTGAAGTATATCTTCTATTCGATCAGAGGATACACCCATTGTTTCCATGTCTTTTAATGTTTGATACATAATTTTTTGTGCATCAAAATTATCTAAAACATACTCTTTAAAAGCAGCTAATCTTTGTTCAGGTGTTGCATCTGCTCTAAAGGCATTTCTTCCAAATTCACTTCTAATATTAGATTGGTCTTTTCTATACGATGTAATAATAAAAGGCATACTATTTAATGGTTTTGCTGTTTCAACACGAACACCTCCTAATAGTGCACCAAGTTCTGTTTTAGCATCTAACTGTTGACCAAATTGAGTAAAGGTTCCTGTTATTCCTTTATAAACTCTTCTAATACTTCTGTTTGCACCAGGTTCTAATTGCGCAAACAAATGTCCAAGTGATTTATCAATTATCTCTAAAGGTGTATCTTGATTTTTAAAATATATTCTTCGACCATCTCTAGTTTCACCTCCTCTAAAAGCGATATCAAATACAGCTTCAGAACCAATAGACTCAGATACAAACGGATCAAAAAATTCAGTTAATGCACCTGGTGTATTTGTTAACTTGTCATAGAATAAAAGATTAAATACGATTTCATCTGCAGATCTTTGATTTAATGTCCCATTTGCATAAGCATTTAAAACTGCATTTACAGGTCTAACTAAAGAGTCGTATGGAT